AACTGCACGATGCCTGCAACGGGGTGATGGGCGAGCGCGGCTATGTGCCGGAGTGCATCAGCCTGCGTGCCGAGCGCGATGCGCTGCAACAGATCGTTGCTGACTATCCGCCCATCGAAGCTGAACTGCGCGAGGTGTCGGATCGCGCCTTCCGAGCCGAAGCCGAGAACGAGCGGCTGCGGGCGGATGCGGAGCGGTATCGGTGGCTGCGGGACCCGGCAAACGCATATCGTGATGAGTGGAATTATTTTGGACCCTACAGCAGCGAGGCAGAAATAGATGCCGTCATCGACGCCGCCCGCGCCGCACTGAAGGAGGTGAAATGATGGCCTGTTATTCAATCTTTCCAGAGGAAGGCGGATGGGGCGTGCTGTGTGGCGACTTAGGCCCGCACTGCTCTGACGCACACTGCGCTGATGTCAGCGGAAACCTGTGCGACTTTCCGGTGAGCGACGGCAAGACGTGCGATGCGCCGCTATGTCACGCGCACTCGTTTGAGGTTGCCCCGAATATGCACTATTGCCCCGGCCACGCGCTGATGTGGCGCGAGTTCAAGGAAAGCGGCGGGGTAAAGCGAGAGCTTGAAAACGTCGTTCCGTACAAGGAGGCGAAATGAGCGAAAAACTCGGCGGTCCGTACGACGATTGGCGGGCCTACATCAACATAAAGCTACGCAAGCTTGCCAACGAAATGCGCTGGGCAGCGCATGACTTGCGGGAGACGAAAAACAAGGCTTGCAAGGCGAAGGCGGTACAACTCAAAGGCGCAGAAAAACTGGTGCGGGAGTGGGCGCGACAAGTAACACGGGAGGCGAAATGAGTGACTGGCTTCGATTCAATCACCTGACGCAATGCGTGGAGACGAAGGACGGCACCAGCGTGCCGGTCGAGTTGACCGACAACGTGACCTGTCTGGCCGATGTGTTCTACGTTGCGAATATTCGCGCAGACCAACGAGACGCCATGCTCAAAGCACGGGAGGCGAAATGATCACGCGAGACGAGATCATCGAGATGGCGCGGGAGGCGGGGTTTGTAGATGAATCCTTCTGTAGATGGGGCGCATATTCAGACGATCTGGAGCGCTTCGCCGCCCTCGTTGAACAGCACCTGATCGCATCCGGCTACCGCAAGTGCGCTGTGGGTCAACGTACCAGTCAGTTCTGTGGGCAGTTGGAGCAAGCTGTACTGGCCGAGCGGGAGGCGTGTGCGAAGGTGTGCGATGAGCAAGGTGTGGGGCGTAAGGCGCTTGAGCACTATGCCGCGCTGACTTATTCGGGGGCCGCTCGTGACTGCGCTGCCGCCATCCGATCGAGGGGAGAGAAATGATCGACCGTGAACTGTTGGAGATGGCGGCGAAGGCGGCGGGGATTGAAGCATTACGAGACCCGCACGGCATACTGCGCGACTGCACCGGATTGCTTCCAGAGAACAATATTTTTTCCGCGCCGTATTGGAACTCTCTCGCCGACGACGGCGACGCGCTGCGGCTGGCGGTGGCGTGTCGGATGCAGATCGACATTCTGGAGCGGAGCATCTACGCGATGGCGCTGGGCGGGACGAAAGTGTGTGAGCTTGACCGGGCGGACATTGCCGCCGCCGCCCGCCGCGCCATCACCCGCGCCGCTGCTGAGATCGGAAAGGGCATGCCATGAGCCTCTACGAACGCATCGCCGAGATCGGCGTCGGCATCTGCATGATCGGGTTCGTCGCGTTGATCATCTGGAGCCTGATATGACTGAGAAACAAGCGGTGGAGCCGATGCACTTGATCAGCCTGGGCGCTGGCGTGCAGTCTTCGACGATGGCCCTAATGGCGGCAAAGGGCGAGATTGGGCCGATGCCTACGGCCGCGATTTTTGCTGATACTCAGGCGGAACCGAAAGCGGTCATGCAATGGCTGGACTGGCTCGAAACGCAGTTGCCGTTTCCGGTCTATCGCGTGACGGCCGGAAGCCTGAAGGACGAATCGCTGTCGTTAAGAAACAGCAAGGACGGCGAAGGGAGTTACGTTCGCAACGTAGTGCCTGCGTACACCCTGAACCCGGACGGGACTAAAGGCATGCTTCTACGGAAATGCACCGCCGATTTCAAGATCGCGCCACTGGCGAGAAAGCAGCGTGAACTTATGAAAGCGGCGGGCGAAAAGACGCTGACCTCGTGGATCGGCATTTCGCTTGATGAAGCGCACCGCATGAAACCTTCGCGGGTTAAGTACGCCACACATCGCTGGCCTTTGCTAGAAATGGGCATGACGCGCTTCCATTGCCTGGAGTGGATGAAGAAAAACGGCTATCCGCAGCCGCCAAAAAGCGCCTGCACGTTTTGTCCGTATCACTCGGACGCGCAGTGGAACGAGTTGAAAAAGACGGACGCGGAATCTTTTGCCGATGCAGTGAAGTTTGAGCGCGAATGGAACGAGGTTGTGCTTACCGATAAACGACCCTCTCAGACGAAGGGCCGCATCTATTTGCATCGCTCCTGCGTGCCGCTTGATCAGGTCGACTTTCGCTCGGCAGAAGATGCGGGGCAGATGTCTATGTTCGATGACGAATGCGAAGGAATGTGTGGCGTATGAAAAAACTGATTACAGCACTCGCCCTGGTCTTCACGCTCTCCGGCTGCGCGACCATCCAATCGGTCGCCAGCAGCAAGGAAACGTTCGTCGCCTGCCAAGTCCTCGACACGGCGACAACTTACGTCGGCATTTCCAAGGTCGGGCTGATGGAGGGCAACCCGATTGTCGCGGCGCTGCTCAAGCACGGCTGGCTCCCGGTCATCGCGTTCAAGATCGCGCTGGTCTGGATCGTGTACGAGGCCAACTTCAGCCCGCCCGTGCAGACTGCGGCCAACGTGGTCGCCTGCGCGCCGGGGGTTCACAACGCGATTCTGCTGGGTGGGCAATGATCACCGCCGCCGAGCTTGGGCAACTGATCAGCACCCAGCCCGCCAAGCCGCCCAAGCCGCTGGGCAATTCGCCCCGCGCTGGTTACTGGCGCGAGTATCATGCACATCGGCAGGCGGCTGACCCGGCGTACCGGGCCAGGAAGATCGAGGCGGCGCGGAAGCACAAGGAACGCGCCGGCAACACCACAGAGAGGCAAGCATGACAACGACCCCGACAAGCGAGCAGATCCGCGAGGCCCGCACTGCTGCCGATCTGACTCAGGCCGAGGCCGCGGCGAAGGTCTTCACCACACCCAACGTCTGGAGCCAGTGGGAACGCGGGCTGCGGCGCATGCACCCCGCGTTCTGGGCGCTCTTCACCCTAACGACACAACCGCGCGCCCCGCGGGGCTGATCTGGATGTACTGGGTGCTGCTGCCGTTCTTCTGCTTGATCGAGACGACCTCCAGCAGCTTCTCCCGGCGGCACGCCGCAACGATGCTGTCGATCTCGTCGCGGCTGATCTCAGCCCCGCCAAACCGCTGCACGCACTTGCGTGCGTTCATGTTCGCCCGGTCGGCTGCTGAGACCCGCACATCCTGCTGATACGCCTGCTCGAAGGCCAGCAGGACCTCCCTGCGTCGAGCGGTGCGGAGCGTGTTGCGCGCCGCGGCCGCGCCAGGCACTTCGCCAAATCGACGGAAGACCTTGGCGGTCGGGTCGAACTCCAGTTCGATGGCCTCCATCTTGGGGCCGAGGTTCGACTTCTCATGCGCCAGGATCAGCCGCTCCTTCTCTCGCGTCATCGCCCAGCGCGAGCGGACGCTGTTGTTCCATGCGGTCGAGCCCGAGAACGTCGAGTCGGTGTCCTTGTTGACCGTCATCCGCACGCTGGCCTTGTCGACATGGGCCAGCAGGAGGATCGCGCAGTCGGTCCCGGCGGCGATCTGGTTCAGGCAACGCAGGAATCCCCGGACCTGGGCGCGGTCGTTCTCGTTCCCGGCGAAGACGTCCGAGGCGTTGTCGATGATGACTGCGTCGACGCTGTGCTTTCGCGTCATATCGGCCAGCCACTGCATCCGGTCTGTCGCCCCCTCGCGCCAGAGGGTCGAGTCAATCGCGCTCATGTCGTAGCAGATCAGGTCGTTGTGCAGCGCAGACATCGCGACCCCGGAGTCGGCGCAGATGTTCGCGACCCGAAAGTGTACGACCCGCGCGTCGTCCTCGGCCGACAGGATCAGCACACGCGAGCGTTCCGTGTCGATGCCGAGCCAGTCGTTGCCTATCGCCATCGAGACCGCGAGCTGCAACGCCACGTTCGACTTGCCCACGCCGCCGTTGGCCGACAGGAGCGTCGTCGTGCGCCGTGGGAGCCACCCATCAACCAGGAACTCGGGGGCCTCCGGCGGGGTCTGCTCGAGCACCGTCCAGTCGAGCGCGACCAGGTCGCTCTCGGCCTCCTCTACCTGCGCCCCGAGGTTGATCGTGACCTGCGCCGGCGCACGCTCGGGCGGCGCGAACTTCTCGGCCGACTTGACCGCTCGCGGGATCTCTGCCCGCCGCGCCTCCCAGCGACGGACTTCTTCGCCGGGGCCATCGGGCCGGATCGAGTCCATCAGTGCGTACAGGTACTGGACGACCGCACCGGGAAACATCCCGCTGCCGACCATGCTGGCCGCGAGCGAGGTGATGCTCTGGTGATACGACCGCTCGGAGACCGGCGCGATCAGCGAAGCCAGCGCGTCGGTCGCAACCGGCACCTCGCGCTGCGCCTTGACCGGCATCGAGACCCCGCGCAGCGAGTCGAGGTCGATCCCGACCGCCCCGCAGGAGTCCTCCAGCGTCCACCGGATCTGCGGGTTCCAGCCAGACAACTGGTGCCGCCACGGGCCAGCAGCGCGGGGCTTGGTGTTCGTCCCGACTGGCAGGCGGCAGTAGCGCATGGCCGCGTTGCCTGATGAATCGTTCCCGCCCAACTTGCCGCGCGCCGAGAGCGCAGACATCACGCGGTCGATCAGCACAAGGTCGCGTGTGTCGGGGTCTGTCTCATCGAGCGCCCAGCCCAACTGCCACTTGCCGGGAGAGGTCTGCAAGGCCCATGTGCATCCGCCAAGCACGCTCTCAGGGTCGATGTCGTCCACGACCAGCGCGGCCAGGCGGTGGAACGTCCGCTTGTTCCGCTTCCACGCGGTGCCGTCGAAGCCTGAGAAAATCGCGCAGGAGAAGTAGGTGTTGAGATCCTCCGCGCGGTCGATGATGCGGGCCTGCGTGGACTCGCCAACGTAGGGCCTGCCCGACCACTCGCCTTGCTCGGGCGAGGCAGCGAAGGCGCACACCCATCCGTATTGGCCAGCATCCACCGGCCCGAGCACTTCCGAGAGGAAGTCGCTGTTCGTCATGGTCGCGGTCGCGCTCACTTGATGTTGGACAGATCGGCAATGGTGAGATTGGCACCCTCTTGGCGGGCCAGCACCAGCAGGCGCTGCCAGTAGCGTTGCGGGATCGTGCCCCCGGTGCCGTCCGGGTGCGGGCTGCACCAACGGGTGATGGTCGAGGGCGACAGCCCGAGCTCGCGGGCGACGAATGTCTTGCCGCCAAGCAGTGTGATCACACTGTACGCAGGATCGAGGGTCTGGGTCGATTCGATGGGCATGATGATTCCTTTATTGCGGAAGCCGCAATGTTGCCCGACGTTGCCGATTCCGCAAATAGGAAATTTCTATCAGGCCAGCGACCCCGATCAACATTTGCATGTTGCGTAATCCGCAAGGGTTCAGATATGTTCCGCCTCACCCCCAACAGAAGGAGTCCAAACGTGGCATTCGATTTGAAGTCGATTCAACGCAACGTGAGCCTGGCCGCGCCGCGCATCATGCTCTACGGCGTCGAGGGCATCGGAAAGACGACGTTCGCGGCTGGCGCCAGCGCGCCCGTCTTCATCCTGACCGAGGACGGGCTGGGAAGCCTGGAGGTCGATCACTTCCCGCTCTGCACGAAGGCGTCCGATGTGCTGGACGCGTTGGCCACGCTGGCGAGCGAGGACCACCAGTTCCGCACCGTAGTTCTCGACAGCGTCGACTGGCTCGACCAGTTGATCTGGAATGATGTGGAGTCCACGCACGACGCCAAGGAACTCGCCTACGGCAAGGGCGCGATGATCGTCGGCGAGCGGTGGCGCGAGATCCTCGCGGGCTTCAACCACCTGCGCAACGAAAAAAGCATGTGCGTCATCCTCTTGGCTCACTGCCAGATCAAGCGGTTTGACAGCCCGGAGACGGAGCCCTACGACCGCTACCAGCCCAAGCTGCAGGAGCGCGCCAACGCCATCCTGCGCGAGTGGGTCGACGCGCTGCTCTTCGCCAACTACAGGACGATCGTCAAGAAGGACGACGTCGGCTTCAACAAGACCTCAAACCGCGGCATCAGCAGCGGCGAGCGTCTGCTCTACACCTCCGAGCGGCCCGCCTACATGGCGAAGAACCGCTACGGTCTGCCCGAATCGCTCCCGATGAACTGGGAGTCCTTCACTCAGGCGATTGCCTGAGTCCAACCAGCAACGAGGATTCAACCATGCAATTCAATTTCGACGCCTCAACCGCCCCCGCGCCCAGCGCCCCCCGCGAGTACGGCCCGCTGCCTGCGGGCAACTACACGATGATCATCAGCAGCACCGCCATCAAGGCCACCAAGGCCGGGACCGGCGAGTACCTGGAGGCCGTGTGCGAGGTCGTGGAGGGCGCGCACGCCGGCCGCAAGCACTGGGAGCGGTTCAGCGTCTCCAACCCCAACAAGCAGGCCGAGGACATCGCGCGCGCCGCGCTGGGCGACCTGTGCGCCGCGCTGGGCCTGGCCGTGATCAACGACACCGACCAGCTCTGCGACCAGATGTTCGTCGCGCGGATGGAGATCGACCGGAAGGACCCGACCCGCAACCGCATCGCGCGCTACGAGAAGGCGGGCGCCGCCCCGGCCGCGCCTGCGGCCCCGGCTGCTCGGCCACCGGCGCGTCCTGCGGCACCCGCCGCCCGTGCCGCCGCCCCTGCCCGTCCGTGGCAGGCGTAAACTAACCTCGGGGCGACCGGGAGCCCGGTGAGCGCGTTTTCCTCCTTCCGCGCGATGAGTCTGTAGTGGCGCACAGATCGCCCCCCCCCTGCAAAGGCAACGATGAAGATCCCAGAGCCGCAGAACACAACCAGCCAGGCCATCGTGAAGTGGTACGAGGCCAAGCCTCAAGAGCATCGGCAGCACATGGGTGCCAGCATCATCGGGCACGACTGCCCGCGCTACGTCTGGCTCACCTGGCGCTGGGCCAGACAGCCCGAGTTCCCCGGCCGCATCCTTCGCCTGTTCAGCACCGGCAACCGCGAGGAACCGCGCTTCATCGAGGAGCTGCGCGGGATCGGTGCCACGGTCTGGGACCGCGACGAGAGCGGCCAGCAGTTCACCGTCCGCGCGCTGGACGGGCACTTTGGCGGATCGCTCGACGGCATCGCCAAGGGCGTGCCGGAGGCCCCGAAGACCGCCTGCGTGCTGGAGTTCAAGACCCACAACCACAAGTCGTTCCTGACGCTCGGCAACAAGGGCGTGCAGGAGGCCAAGCCGCAGCACTACGCGCAGATGCAGATCTACATGCACCTGATGCAGTTGGATCGCGCCCTGTATCTCGCGGCAGACAAGGACACAGACGAGGTCTACTCGGAGTGGGTGCATCTGGACAAGGCCGCTGCCGAGCGCCTGCTCGCCCGCGCGCAAAGCCTGATCGAGGCGACGTCCCCGCCCGAGCGGATCTCGGACGACCGCAACAGCCGCGCGTGCAAGTACTGCTCATTCCAGGCGCACTGCCACGGCGACATCGCGGCGCAATCGAACTGCCGCACCTGCTGCCACTCGACCCCGGCGGAG